TAAAGGTTCTAAAGGTGCATTACACGGATTAACTAAATTTTCAATGGAAGATGCTCCAGCTAATACGTTCTTTTTAGAATACATAGCTAGACCTCAAACAGCTGAAATATTTTTTGAAGACGTGCTAATGTCTTTGGTTTTTTATGGCATGCCAATACTTGCTGAAAATAATAAACCAAGATTACTATACTATTTACGTAGAAGAGGGTATAGAGGATTTAGTATGAACAGGCCAGATAAAATATGGAATAAGCTTTCAGTTGCAGAAAAAGAAGTTGGTGGAATACCTAACTCTTCAGAAGATATCAAACAAGCTCACGCTGCGGCAATTGAGATGTATATACAAGATCACGTTGGAATGAAACAAGATGGAACATTTGGAGACTTGTACTTCAACGAACTACTAAACGATTGGGCAAAGTTTGATATAAACAAAAGAACAAAGCATGATGCGTCTATAAGTTCTGGTTTAGCTGTTATGGCTAACAATAGACATTTATACAGGCCAAATGCTAAGGTTGAAAAGCAACCACTAAATATAAACATTTCCAAGTATAGTAATACTGGAACTAATTCACAAATAATTAAATAATAAATATGGCAGAGTCTGGCATGAAAAATTATTTCCCAAGTCAAACAGTTAGCGATGCTGAAAAGCTAAGTTACGACTATGGTCTAAAAGTTGGTAAAGCTATATCTCAGGAGTGGTTTAATAACGATAGAAGTTCAAGTAAATATAACAATAATAAAAACAACTTTCACAACCTTAGATTATACGCTAGAGGAGAGCAGTCTATTCAAAAATACAAAGATGAACTATCTATAAACGGTGATTTATCTTATCTTAATTTAGATTGGAAGCCTGTTCCAATTATTTCTAAATTTGTGGATATAGTTGTTAATGGTATAGCAGAAAGAACCTATGATGTAAAGGCTTACTCTCAAGACGCTATTGGTGTCAATAAAAGAACTGAGTATATGGAAAATATACTTAAAGATATGAGGTTGAAAGAGTTTAACGCTACTGTTCAAGATCAGTTAAACTTAGATGTTAGAAAAAGCAAGATTGATGAGCTTCCAGAAACTAATGAGGAGTTAGAATTACACATGCAGCTTACTTACAAGCAGTCTGTTGAGGTGGCGGAAGAACAAGCTATAAACACATTACTAGAGGGCAACAGGTATGAGCTAACAAAAAAGCAGTTTTACTACGACCTAACTGTTTTAGGTATTGGCGCTGTAAAAACAAGCTTTAACACTTCTGAGGGGGTTGTTGTTGATTATGTTGATCCAGCAAACCTTGTTTACTCTTACACTGATTCACCTTACTTTGAAGACATATACTATGTAGGAGAAATAAAATCAATACCCGTAAACGAACTAGCTAAACAGTTTCCACATTTAAACGAGTCAGACCTTAACGATATAATGGAGAGAAAATCTTACAATAGATCTCATTATAACTCTAAGTACGGGGTTGATAAAGAAGATAAAAACACAATTCAAGTTCTTTACTTCAACTATAAAACTTACATGAACGAGGTTTATAAAACTAAACAAACAGCTACCGGTTCTGACAAAATAATACCTAGAGACGATCAATACAACCCACCACAAGATAAAGAGGGTGGTTATGGTAAAATGATAAGGTCTATAGAATGTCTTTACGAGGGCGCTATGATTTTAGGTACTGAAAAACTACTTAAGTGGGAAATGGCAAAAAACATGATGCGTCCAAAAAGTAACTTTACTAAAGTTAAAATGAATTACGCGATAGTTGCGCCTAGAATGTACAATGGTAAAATCGACTCGTTAGTTAAGAAAATAACTGGTTTTGCTGACATGATTCAATTAACACATTTAAAACTACAACAGGTGTTATCAAGAATGGTTCCTGATGGTGTTTATTTAGATGCTGATGGTTTAGCTGAGGTTGATTTAGGTAATGGAACAAATTATAATCCACAAGAAGCTTTAAACATGTTTTTTCAAACAGGATCTGTTATAGGTAGATCGTTTACATCTGAGGGTGATATGAACCCAGGTAAAGTTCCTATTCAAGAAATAACATCTGGATCTGGTGGAAACAAAATGCAAGCTCTTATTGGTAATTATAATTACTATCTGCAAATGATAAGAGATGTAACTGGTCTTAACGAAGCAAGAGACGGTAGTATGCCAGATAAAAATGCTTTGGTTGGTGTTCAAAAAATGGCTGCAGCAAATTCAAACACAGCAACTAGGCATATACTACAGTCTGGTTTATTTTTAACAGCTGAGGTTGCAGAGTGCTTATCTCTTAGAATATCTGATATTATAGAGTATTCTCCAACAAAAGAAGCTTTTATACAATCTATAGGTGTTCATAATGCGGCAGTTTTAGAAGAAATAAAAGATTTACATCTTTATGACTTTGGAATATTTATTGACTTGCAACCAGATGAAGAAGAGAAAGCGATGCTTGAAAATAATATACAAATGGCTTTGCAACAACAGATAATTGAACTTGCTGACGCTATAGATGTAAGGGAAATAAAAAACGTAAAGTTAGCAAATCAACTTTTAAAACTACGTAGAAAGAAAAAGCTAGACAAAGATCAAGCCCTGCAGCAACAAAACATGCAGATGCAAAGTCAAGTAAACCAACAAGCAGCTCAGGCAGCAGCGCAGAGTGAGGTTCAAAAGAACCAAGCTTTAACAGAAAGTCAAGCGCAGTTAGAGCAAATAAAAGCACAGATTGGTTCGCAAAAAATGATGCAAGAGGTTATGATGAAAAAAGAGTTAATGGCTCTAGAGTTCCAATACAACATGCAATTAAAAGGCATGGAGCTTGAAAACGCAAAAACAAAAGAAACTCAAAAAGAAGATCGTAAAGACGAAAGAACTAGAATACAAGCTTCGCAGCAATCACAACTAATAGATCAAAGAAAAGCAGGTAAACCACCTAAAAACTTTGAGTCAGCAGGTAATGATATATTAGATGGGGATTTTGATTTAGGAAGCTTTGACCCTAGATAAGTTTATTAATTATTATTATATTATATTATGGAAGAAGAAAATGAAAAAGTAGTTGAAGAGACTACACAAGAAACAACTGAAAAAGTTGAAGAAAGTAAATTTGAATCTGCTGGAGACGACAGTATTATTAAAGTAGATTTAAGCAAACCACCAGAACCAAAACAAGATGAAGTTAAAGAAGATAACGCTAACGACAGCGGAGTGGCTGCAGAGCTTGAAGATGCCGAGCCCACACAAGAACAAGAAGAAGTACAACCGGAAGCTGAAACACAAGAAGCTCCAGTATTAGAAGAAATTACTGAAGACGAAGAAGCTGTAGCTAACAATGGTGAAGTAGAGGAAATAGCAACAGAAGCAGAGGAAGCTATTAAAGAAAACCTTGAAACTGGAAAACCATTACCAGAGAACGTTCAAAAGTTAATAGACTTTATGGAAGATACTGGTGGAGATTTAGCTGACTACGTTAAGCTTAATCAAGATTACAGCAAACTAGACGATAGAAATCTACTTTACGAGTTTTACAAACAAACAAAACCTCATTTAGATAACGAAGAGATCACTTTTTTAATGAATGATTCTTTTGCTTATGACGAAGAAGTTGATGAGGAAATAGATATTAAAAGAAAAAAACTAGCGTTAAAAGAGCAAGTTGCCAACGCTAAAAGCCACTTAGACGGGCGAAAGTCTAAATACTATAAGGAAATTAAAGCTGGGTCTAAGTTAACTGAAGACCAACAAAAAGCTATTGATTTTTTTAATAGACACAATGAAGAGTCAGAAGTAATTAAAAAGACAGCTGAAAATCAACGTAATTCTTTTATAAAACAGTCAGATTCTGTTTTTAACGACAAATTCAAAGGTTTTGAATATAATGTTGGTGATAAGAAGTACAGATTTAACGTAAACAATGTTGATGATGTTAAAGAGTCTCAAAGTGATATAAGCAATTTTACCAAAAAGTTTTTGGATAAAAAAAATAGTTTAATAGACCCTAAGGGTTATCACAAATCTTTATACACAGCTATGAATGCAGATGCTGTTGCAAAACACTTTTACGAACAAGGTAAAGCCGATGCTATTAAAAATAGTATTGCTAAAGGGAAAAATGTTAGCATGAACCCAAGACAAAGTCATGGGGTTGTTGAGGCTGGAGGTGTTAAAGTAAGAGTTTTAGGCGAAAGTTCTTCTGATTTTAAGTTTAAAATTAAGAATAAAAACAAATAACAATTTAAAAAAAATAAATTATGGCAATTACAGGAGGAGGTAGTTTAAATAGTGTGCCAAGCTCACAGCAACAAGCACTATCATCAAACTATCTAGACTTAGCGTCTACAGCAAATCAAGGCTGGGCGCAACAATATTTACCAGATCTTATGGAGCAAGAAGCTGAGGTTTTCGGACCAAGAACTATATCAGGATTTCTTGCACAAGTAGGGGCTGAAGAGGCTATGACTGCTGATCAAGTAGTATGGTCTGAACAATCAAGATTACACATTTCAATGATAGGTACGTTAGATATGAATGGTAACGTATCTTCATCTGGAGCAAAAGGTAAGTTTACTGTTATATCTGATATTGACGGTAACATTGCTGGTGATGGATTTACTACCACTGAGCACGGTGTTAGAAATCACGATATCGTATTAATAGCAACAGCTGGAAAAGTTTCTAGATGTATGGTTGTAGCTGTTGACGGTGCTGACATAGGTCTTAGAGCTTATGACGAAGATGTTTTAACAGGACACGTTGAAACTGCTAGCGCATGTACATTACTAGTTATTGGTTCTGAATACAAGAAAGGTGATAACTATGATGGTTTAACTACTAAAGGATCTAACGAGCCTACTTTCAAAAGTTTCTCTAACAAACCAGTTATCATGAAAGATAACTACCAAGTTTCAGGTTCTGATGCTTCAAGAGTTGGTTGGGTAGAAGTTGCTTCTGAAGACGGTACAGCGGGTTACTTATGGTACTTAAAAGCTGAAGCTGATACAAGAGCTCGTTTTAACGACCACTTGGAGATGACAATGCTTGAAGCTATCCCAGGTTCTAACTCAACTAATGTTGATGGTGAATTAGGCTATGCTACAGAAACACAAGCTGGTACTAAAGGTTTGTTTTATGAAATTGAGCAAAGAGGTAACGTTACTACTGGTATCACTGGGATTACTGCTGCTACTGATTTAGCTGAATTTGATGCTATCTTGGCTGAGTTTGACAAGCAAGGTGCTATTGAAGAAAACATGATGTTTGTAAACAGAGCTACTTCGTTAGCAATGGATGACATGCTAGCTTCAATGAATTCTTACGGAGCTGGTGGTACTTCTTACGGGGTATTTGATAACTCTGAAGACATGGCGCTTAACTTAGGTTTCTCTGGTTTTAGACGTGGATCTTACGATTTCTACAAGTCTGACTTTAGATACTTAAATGACAAAGCTACTAGAGGTGGTATTAATACTGCTGCTGGTTCTGATGCTATTAGAGGGGTAATGGTACCTGCTGGTACTTCTACGGTTTATGACCAAATGTTAGGTAAAAACCTAAAACGTCCTTTCTTACACGTTAGATAT